ATACTTAGCCGGAGATAAAGAACGCACATGGCTAGAAACGAGGTGGAGATGACTGAAGAAGAACATATGTTAGGAAAAGCAATAATGGGTATTGTCGCATTTATATTAGTATTATTAATAGTAGGATTTGCTTTGCTAAGAGACTTTGCAGGTATAGAAAATAAAGATATACCGATTAATTACCTTGACGATGTAGTTAATGAATCAACAAAAAAGATCGCATGACCCAGTGGCATGGTGGTAAAGGTTCCGGACGCCGTAAGGGAACAGATCAACAAACTTATGCTGATAATTGGGATCGTATCTTTGGAAAAAAGGATATCGTTAATGATCAATTATCACACGAAGGTAAAGGGTTCGATATCATTAATGATATCATCTCAGACGACCTTATTGAACGTATAAACAACAGAAAAGAAGAACTCTACCCTGTACGAGCATCCACACATAAGAAGCAATACGCAGAAGCAGAGGCATGTAAGAAACTGTTTGGCATTGCTGTATGGTGGAGTCAACTTACAAATGATTGGGACGAAGTACAAGAGATACATGAACTTATCTATCCTGAAATTAGCAAACATTTAGATGATGCAGTATTCTATGCAAGTGATATCGTAACAATAAATGGACCAAGCAGATGGGTAGGTCCTCACATAGATACACCACATAGATTTGAGAAATATAACAAAAGAGAAAACAATGATATCTGTGGCATACAAGTTATCATTCCACTTGATGACTTAAACAAAGACACAGGAGCAACTGGAGTTATACCGTTCAGTCATCAACAAGATTGGAATATACAAGATTGCTATGAAGGAGTACATGATGAATACTTCTTAGAAAACGCAGAACAATATGACATGCCCAAAGGTAGTATTCTGTTTTACAATACTCGTTTGATGCATTCTACTATGCCATTGCATTTACCCAAAAAACGTTCCATTCTATTGATTAATTACCTCAGAAGTGATATAATAGTAGAAATAAGAAACGAAGATAACGTGTGGAGTTCTAATGGCAAATGATGTAATGATAGATATGGAGACTTTGAGTACAAATCCTGATTGTGTTATACTAACAATCGGTGCTGTTCGTTTTGATCCTATGGGTACTGGAGTTGTAGAAAAACTAGAACTACGTCCTGAGATAGATTCTCAGACAGAAGAATTCGATAGACATATAAATCCAGATACACTAAGGTGGTGGGGAGAACAAAGTGAAGATGCAATTAATGAAGCAATGGGCGACAACGATAGAATCCCGTTTAAAGATGCTATGGATAAACTGTACAAATTTTGTTGGAACCGCAGAGCAGTTTGGTCTAATGGTGCTGGTTTTGATATTGTTGTGGCAGAGAATGCTTTTAGACAGTTAGAGAGTCCGATACCCTGGCCTTTCTACACTATCAGAGACACAAGAACAATATATGATCTTTGTAATGTATCTCTTAAAGATGGTCAAGCAGTAACGTCTCACAAGGCTGTAGAAGACGCAGAGCACCAAGCAATAGTTGTACAACGTGCATATCAAAAACTTAAACAAGCAGGACTTAAATGAGTATTCAGTCAGATATTGACATAGACTTCGGAGACAGAAGTAAACTACTTAAATTAATCAGACACATTCCTGCGGCAATGCGTGAACAAGAGCCAATGAAGAAGCATCCTACTGGGGTATACATTACAGATGTCCCCTACGATCCTGTGAATGATATGTGTAACTTAGATTACAAAGAAGCAGATGAACGAGGGTACTTCAAGTTAGACTTGTTGAATGTCAACATCTATAAGGCAGTAAAAGACGAACTACATTTAATTAGTCTTATGACAGAGCCTAACTGGGAACGATTAAAAGAAAGAAATTTTGTATCTGTGTTATTGCATTTAAACAAACAGTTTGATATAATGCAAAAGATGCCTGAACCTATTAACAGCATTCCAAGACTAGCAATGTTCTTGGCTATTATTCGTCCAGCAAAAAGAAATCTTATTGGGCAGACATGGAAAGAAATAAATAAAACTGTGTGGATCGATAACAATACTGGTTACACATTTAAGAAATCACATGCTGTGGCATATGCACAGTTAGTTGTAGTACATATGAATTTATTAGAGGAACAAGATGAGTCAATATGATGCAGTCGTGGAGAGACAAAGACAAATGATAGAAGCAGAAAAATGGTCAAAGGGTGTTAAAGCAGTTCATGCACATTCGTTTACTACAATGTGGTACGAACCTAAGCCAGATAGAACTGGTGATGATTTACGTGTACTAGACACTGAATATAATGATGGCACAATTGAAAGAAAATATCTTGTGTCAGGTGAAATAGAAATGATCGGAACTAAATTAACTGGTCAAGACTTACTTGACGAATACACCAGAAGAAAATAATGGAAGACCTAACACTAACACTACTGCCAGAAAATGATCCTAAATTAAAGGAACCTTGTGAACCATGGGACTTTAAACTTGACGGTGACCCAACTGCTTTAATCAAAGCAATGACTAAAGTCATGTTTAATCCTAATCATCCTGGTATAGGTCTTGCGGCACCACAGTGTGGCGTAATGAAAAATGTATTCATCATGGGTACAGATGAAAAGTTAATGGCTTTTATTAATCCACAAGTAGATGAACTCAAAGGAGAGAAAGAATTATTCTTAGAAGGTTGTTTGAGTTATCCTGAACTTTGGTTACATGTTCCTAGACATCCTGAATGTGTTGTATCATATCATCAGATTGACGGAGAAGTCATTAAAGAAAAACATTTAGACGGTATTCAAGCACGTGTGTTCTTACATGAGTTTGATCATTTGCTAGGCGTAACGTTTGAACAACGTGTACAAAGTCAACTTAGTTTAGAATTGGCTAAGAAACGTAGAGCAAAGAAGAAACGTCAAATTGCTAAGATGGCTAAAAGACTTAGTAAGGTCTCTTCACCAACGTAATAGATTTACGTTTAACTCTTTTCTTTTGAAAGTCAGTCATTGATACAATAGGTCCATGCAGTAATGTTAATGACTTGTTGTTGAATGTTCTTAAGAAAGGCTTGAACATTGCCCACTCTGCTTTTAAAAACAAATGAATAGGTATTTGACGATTCGATTCCCACCACCAAACATCTCCTAACTCTAAAAATTTCATACGTTTGTCTGCATCAACTATTGCACCGTAATCATATATAGTTGTCACAAGATCATCACGGTTCTGAACAATGCCTACGAAGTCTTGGCCCGCATATTGTAGCACCGAAATAAAAGGGTGTGTCTCTGTGAGTTTTACGAAAAAGTCGATTGGTTTCTTTGAATCTGTCATATCTGTAAAGTATTTAGTAGCCTCAGAAATATGGTCAAATTTCTTGGTAAAGACACGTAGAGATAAATATATTCTATAGGAGATTAAAATTTGTGTCTTACACTACATCAGTATATACATATACAGTCAGACAAGTCGTTGTGGTTTTGTCAGGCACAAGCCCGAGGAAATATATGCCAGTTTATTCAAAACCATTAACGTTAAATAAGGGCGTTAACAATCAATTGCAGTTTCAGTTTCTGAATCAGGAACAGAAGCCTGTAGACTTATCATCGATAGCGGCTAATAATCAGCAGATATCATTTAGAGCCCTTAACTCAGATGGTACCGAAATCCTTTTCAGAAAGGCATTGACACCGGTGTTTGATGTCAATGGTATTTTTCAGTTAGATACAACATCTGCTGAAATTGAAAACATTGAATCACAAAAATGCTATTACTCATTAGAATGGCCAAGTGGTAATCTTAACTTACCAGTCTTTGTAGATTCTAAAGCAGGAGCAAGAGGCGACTTAAATATTGTTGACTCTATCTTACCTGAATTTGTTCCTTCTCAGACAGTTACAATACCTTCTGATCAAACATTCCCCTCAAATACTGCGAATGCAAATTCAGAGTCAGTAACTTATTATTCAAGTATCATTGATACGCAAATGTCACCTATCTTAACTACATCAATCGATTACAAAGATTACGTGGGCAATGTAACTATACAAGGTTCTACTCTTGTTGATTCAGGCTTTTATGATATCAATTCATATAGATATGGTAATGCCGCAAATGGTGTTAGTGAGTCTGGAACACTCGGTTATACTGTCAATGGTTATCATCCGTTCATCAAACTTAAGTTTGAATCAAATGTGGGTAACATAGTTACTGTTTTGGCTAGATAAGTTACCCTGTTTACTTGTTTTAACACTCTCTTTCGTATATAATATCAGATATGTTTGATATACTTACGGTTATCCCTGGCAAAAAGAAGCAGACGCAAAGTGGCTGGACGTCATTTAATGCTCCTTGTTGTCAGCATAATGGACACAACCCTGACAAAAGAATGCGTGGTGGTGTCAAAGCAGACGGTGATGATTGGAACTATCATTGTTTCAACTGTGGCTTTAAGTGCGGCTTTAAATTAGGTAGAGCAATCAGTAGAAGAACTCGTTCATTCTTATCATGGTGTAACATGCCAGATACAGATATTAACAAGTGGTCATTACATTCAATTCAACATAAAGATTTGCTAGATTCTATTCTGCATAAAAAGAAACAAAACAAGTTACCCAAGTTTAAAGAACAAGAAATGCCAGAAGGAGAATTAATTTACACTGCAAACAAAGATCATCAAGTGTATATTGATTACTTAAACAACAGAGGATTACAACACAACGATTATCCTTTTATGGTTAATCCTAATGCAGAGGGTAGACAAGCACAGGGTATTGTTATCCCATATACATATGAAAACAAAGTAGTTGGTAGTACAATTAGATTCATGGATGATAGAAATCCTAAGTTCATCAATGATCAACAGCCGGGATATGTGTTTGGTACAGACTTACAAAAAGATGAGTGGGAAGTTGTCTTAGTGTTTGAAGGCATCTTTGATGCAATATCTATGAATGGATTAGCATTAACACATGATACGATTAATGACAATCAAGTTGCTGTAATTAACAAATTGGGTAAACGTGTTATCGTTGTTCCTGATCAGGATCAAACAGGATTAGGTATATGCGAAAGAGCATTAGAACTAGGTTATGATGTGTCTTTACCTAATTGGTCAGACGATATTAAAGATGCAAATGATGCTGTAATTAAATATGGTCGTCTGAATACATTACTAAGTATATTAGACTCTGCTACAAACAGTAAAATAAAAGTAGAAGTTATGAGGAATAAAATTGCTAAAAGAATTTAACGTAGAAGTACAAGAATTGTTCTTACGAATGATGGTAACAAACGCAGAGTTGTTTGTTAGGGTTGCGAACATCTTTAACTCAGAAAACTTTGATAGAAGATTACGACCTGTTGCAGAGTTTATGAGAGAGCATTCAGATTCTTATAAGATTCTTCCTGACCCAACACAAATCAAAGCAACAACAGGAGAAACAATCGATGTTGTTGACGGCATGGATGACGGTCATTATGAATGGTTCATGTCTGAGTTTGAATCATTTACTCGTAGACAAGAATTAGAAAGAGCAATCATGTCTTCAGCAGACTTGTTAGAGAAAGGTGACTATGATCCTGTCGAAAAGTTAATCAAAGATGCTGTACAAATATCATTACAAAGAGACTTAGGTATCGATTACTTTGAAGATCCTAGGGCTCGTCTTATGCATCTCAAATCTAGTAATGGTCAAGCATCTACAGGCTGGCCTTGTTTAGATCAAAAACTCTATGGTGGTTTTAACAAAGGTGAATTGCAAATCTTTGCAGGGGGTTCGGGTTCAGGTAAATCATTGTTCATGCAAAATCTATCTGTCAACTGGGTAGAGCAAGGCTTATCAGGTATATACATTACATTAGAGTTAAGTGAAGAACTATCAGCAATGCGTATCGATTCTATGTTAACTGATACTAAGGCTAAAGAAGTGTTTAGAGATTTAGATAATGTTGAAATGAAAGTTAAGATGAAGCAAAAAGCATCTGGTAACTTTCAAATTAAATACATGCCGGCACAGTCTACAGTCAATGATTTGAGAGCATACACAAGAGAATTGCAAATACAAACAGGCAAGAAACTAGACTTTATGTGTGTTGACTATTTGGATTTGTTAATGCCTGTAAGTGCTAAAGTAAGTCCTAGTGACTTGTTTGTCAAAGACAAGTATGTATCAGAAGAATTGCGTAACTTGGCAAAAGAATTAGATATAGTCTTTGTAACTGCATCACAGTTAAACAGAAGTGCTGTCGAAGAAATAGAATTTGATCACAGTCATATCTCAGGTGGTATCAGTAAGATTAATACAGCAGACAATGTGTTCGGTATCTTTACATCACGTAGCATGAGAGAACGCGGGCAGTATCAGATTCAGTTGATGAAGACAAGATCAAGTTCTGGTGTAGGACAAAAGATTGAATTAGCATTTGATATTGAAACACTACGTATCACAGACCCGGGTACTAGTTCCCCAACACATGATTCATCACAACCATCTGCACAGTCAATCATGGACAAATTTAAAACAACATCACAAGTAGGAGTAACAGATCAAATCGTAGATGCTCAAGTTGAACCTGAACAAAAGAAAGTGACAGGTGATGTTCAAAGCACTAAACTCAAGTCTTTACTTAATACTCTTAAAGACAAATAATATCCAAAATGGTCATGGTAGACTAAATAGTAGTAAGGAATTACACTTATGCAAAAGAAAACTAAAAGCCTCTTAGAAGAATTAGAAAATTTCGGCTCCAACCGAGATATTCCGCACATTGTCGAGTCTCGTGGCAATAATATCATTACTAGTGCTGTAAATTTAATTGAGTTTATTCAACGTAACTACGATGATGTTCAGGCTGAACAACTAGAAAAGAAATTGCTAAGTGCTATCCGAGGAAGAGACAAGAATCGTTTTTCAAAAACGATTAAAAAATTTAACGGATAAACATATAGATGAAATTCGATGATGTAATTG